CAGACAAGTTTACGTTTGCCACATTTAATAACTATCTTGAAAAAAACAAAGGATCTCTTTCAAAGCTATTTACTGAAGACCAAATGGATGTTCTTGATAAGGTAAGAGATTCTCTTAAAAAACAGGCTGTCATGGAGCGCTCAGGAAGGGGGACTGGTTCTAACACATCCGCTAATTTAATGGAAAATTTAGCTGAAAAAACTAGTGGAAAAGCTTCTAAGGCTTTGTTTGGAGCAGGATCTTCTTCTATGATAAAGGGCGCATTAGACTATGTTAAAAATATAGGAGAGGCGGGAAAAATAAAATATCTAGAAAAGGCTCTTTTAGACCCAAAAATGGCAAAGTTTCTTCTTAAAAAAGATGTTAAAACTAAGAAAAATTTCTTTGACTCTCTTAATAGTAAAGAGGATTTTGGAAAATGGCTTCGAGACAATGAAAGTATACTTAAGTCATTTGGAGACTCAGCTAATGAAGTTGCTAAAAACTTTTCTATTACTTCTCAGTCTGTTGGAAAAGCTCTTCTTAATGATAATGATTAATCCATTTATATTAAGTTTATTGCAGTATAGCGCATTATTGCTATATTAATATAAACTAAGTATAAACAGACCTATATTCAAATATAAAGATATTGATTATCGTACAACATGTGGTACAATGAATATAATAATTTAATAAAAGGTTGTATGTCATGAGTGTTGGAGGAAAAAGAAAAGGGTCTGGCAGGCCAAAAGGAACTAGTAGATATAAAGAGGATACTAAGCCTATTAGGATTCCTTTAACTTTAATTCCGCTTGTAACATTGCTTCTTAGCTATGTAGAAAAAGGTTCAAAAGCAAAAGATATTGAAGAAATATTTTCAGGAGTATCTAAAAATAACAAAAAATAAGTTGCCTGAATCACGTCTTTGTGCCAATTAAGGGAGTTAAGTTGAATAAAGTGATTCAGGCAAATATAATATATCAATCTCCTGATTTATTGTCAACTTTAGTTATGCTTTCATTAATAACTAAAGGCTTGTTTGAGTATTCTTCATGATCATACCATCCATAAAAGTACCCTATTGTAGTCGCTATAAAAATAGCAATTATATTTTTAATAACATCTTTCATGAATGTTCCTTAATAACATTTATATTGAGAAATCATAGAATCTTTTTCAGATAAAAAATCAACTTCTCTTATAGTATAATCTGTAAAAGAATTTAAAAAATTACCATATGTCCTTAAAGGTGTTGAATACACTGCAATAATTTCATCTGAACAAGACTTTTCATTTGTGTTTTTTCCAAAATTACTATTTTTCACTGTTTATTTCTCCTAAAAATTATTAACATAACTTTTTTAAATCGTTATACATACTTGCATTTTCATTTATTATTTTAATCGCTATCTCTTGCCTGCGGACAGGAACATCTCTTGGAGCATTTACTCCAATTTTAACTTGATTTCCGTTAATTCCTAATACTGTAAAAGAAGTATTAAATCCTTCTCCTATAACTACCGTCTCACCTATTCTACGTGTCAATACTAACATTTTAACTGCCTCCTAGCTTTACTTTTAAAATTATTCCGAAACAACAATTATCTCAGAAACTTTACTTGCAACATTACCTGGGATAGATATAGTTAACCTACCTTCAATAATACTATTTAATGATATTTCTTTTATTGAAACCCTGCTTTCAATATTTTTATAATTAACCTCGCAATCATCAATTTCTCTAACCTTTAAGTATAGTTCAATTTTTCCAAAATTTATTTTACATAAATATTTTCTAGTGAAAGATATAATATCATCAATAAAGTTCATTCTATTTTTACTCCAATAACTTTACATACTAAAAAAGCACAAGATAAAATAATTATAGACCAAAAAACAAAAACTTGAATAAATAGCATATTTAAATCCTTTTAAAAATAACCTGGCGTGTTGTTTGAATACATTCCGTGATACTGTTGGCTCATGTAGTTTTTAGGTATAGCGACCTGCCCTCCTGACATTATTATATACCTCATACAATCCATAAAATGGTCATCAATTTTATAGGGTATACCATCTTCATCTCTTAAATAGCTTGAAAGTTCTGCTCTTACTTTAGAAAGAGTTGAAAATATTTTCAATTGGCCTGCATACATCATTTGCAAGGTTTTTAAAATTCCCTCTTCCTTACTATTGTTTGACTTATGTAAATTTTTAAAACCAGCTTCTTTGTAAAGATTAATAGGTTTTACGCCATCTCCTTGCTGAGATCCTTTCCCCGCAGGGTCATAAACAGCCGGAATCCAATTTATTCCAAAACTTTGCAATGCGCTTGCGTGACCGTCCGGAGTTCTTTTAGGAACTGAATTTTCAGCATAAAAATACCAGCAATTGTTATCTCTGTCATGAGCGGCAAACAAGAAAGCTGGGTGATTCCATCCAAAGTCTATCGCATAGACTCTAGCCCAATGGTCAGGAATTTCAAACGGATCACATATAATAGTTGATTCTGGAACTGGATACACAAGACCGCTACCAGCCCACTCAATCCCATTGGTTCTTGCTTCAATTTCATGTGGAGACATTCCGGAAATCAATCGTTTCTTTTCTTCTGCCGGAAGGTGGATAGCTTCATCCCATCTTATAAGAGAATGCCATCTAGAGTCTCGAACTTCTTCAGGATGTCTATCTCGTCTAAAATAATTTACAAACTCACTTCTTCCCTTAAGGGATGTAGATGAAACCATTATCATGCCGCGCCGATTGCTATCTGTAGCCATTGTCCTCATTTTACATTCTTGGTATATATTAAATGGTGGTTCTTCATCCAGATGAGCTAGATGAATTTTGCCCGCTTGAAAAGCTTCTCTTCCCTCTTCATATGTTTTAAATGTTATTTTAGATGACCCTCCGGAAACGTGCCTAACATATACTGTTCTGTACATATCTGAATTCCCAGATTTTCTTTTTTCTTTGATTAGAGAAGGATGCAATATCCCTCTTAAATTTTGTTCTTTATCTCCTAATAGGTCTTTTTGTATTGTTTCTGCAATCAAAGCTGAGTTTTTACCTCCAATCCAACAATTTATTGGCTCGTCGAATCTAAAACCTTTCCAGCTATCATTATAAATACCAGTTAAATGAGCCGCATCTTCTCTTAAGATTCCATGAGTTTTACCCGACCTATTTCCACCGCCAAGCCACCTTTCTTGCGCGGTTAATCCTGCAATGTGAAATGCTTGTTGTTTTGAGTTTGGAACATAGTCAAGAAATCTTTTATAGTATTCCTCTTCCATTTGTTCAATAGTTGGTATTGCAGAACTCATCTAAATTAATCTAGCATAATCTTTTTAAGGTCGTTAAGAGGCTCAATCATTTTTTCAACCAATTCTTCTATTTTTGAAATTCTTTCTTCCATTGAGATAGAGAATTTTTTTAGTAAATTCAAATTATTAACTATATCATCAAAAAAAGCAGTTGAATCATCAACAACTTTCTCTTTATTTTCTTCATTTGAAACAAACATTTCTTCTAACATTTTAATTCTCCTATTTAAAATACTCTGAAACTCTACTTTTTTGAAAATCAGACCCATTATTAATTACCCAGTTTTTAACTTGTGTAGTTAAACTAGATTCGATCCAATTAGTACTTTTTATCATAAATCTTTCTATCTCATCTTTATTTTCTATATTTACATTTATATTTTTTAATGTTAGCGGTATATAGTTTTTATCAATTAACTTTTTAAATACATTAATAAGCTTAATATGTCCTAACAATGTAGACTGAAGCCTTATAATTTTTGAATCAAAATTATAATGGTCAGGAAAATCCTTTGAAATGTTGTTTACAAGATTGTTTTCGTTAATCATAGAATATCACTTTTGCTTGAAGTTAATAAATTTTCAGATTGTTTTGCCTTAAGTCTCTCTTTCATAGAATCAGATATACTTTTTGACTCTATAACCTTTGACTCATTAAAAGATTCTACATCTCTCATTTCTTCTACAGTAGGCATTCCCTTTAGAACATCTGGGAACATATCTCTTAACGCAAAGCCCCTTGCTCTAAATTGAAGCATTCTTTCAGGGTTTGTTACCCAAGGGCTTGGAATTCCTGTAGATGAAACCTTACCCCAAAGCCTTGCAGATTCAGCCATTTTTCTGTTAAATATTCTTGTTAGCGGCTCTCTTCCTTTCCTCTTTACTGTGCAAGACGCTTGCTGTGTTTCACTGTCATATGATTCTATGCAATCAATAAAATCAGGGAATGCCATGCAGACTGCAAGCATTGCGTCTCCATATATGCTTGGCTTATTATTAACAATCATAATATTTTGAAGAGATGTCATTGGTTTCATCCCTAGATCATGTCCAAACTGAATTGCAACAAGAATATCAGATGGGTTCCCTTGAAACTCTTTTGGTATACATCTTGCTTTGCTAATCATTTCTGCACATTTCCAGGCATTTTCAAAATTAGAAAAATCCATAAAAGATATTTCATTTTTTTTATAATTCTGTTTTTCTTCTCTATAAATTTTGCTATACCTACCAGCTTCCTCTTCTTTAATAGAATTGCAAGAAGCATTTGTATTTGAAATATTTAATAAAATACGATCTTCTTCTAGGCTTAATTTTCTTGTTGGCTCAATCATTTAAACATCTCCCGCTTTATCTTTTGGTTGCTTAAGTTCAAATTTAATATATTCTGACTCTTTAACTGTAAAAGCCTTTCTATTTACTGTCTTTCTTAAAAAATAAGACCCGTCACTTAATAGAGCTTTCTGGTTATTTCCCATTGCTTCAATTATCTTAGACTTTTCTTCCTGAGCAATTTTATCAAACATTTTTGATTGTACCATAGCTGACATATAATTTGTCTTTATTTCAATAAATTTTTCTGGAAGCATTATTTCACTTTCTTCAACTATTGAATATTTTTTTCTTAAACATTCTTGAAAACCTTTATTAGAGAAATCCATTTGCGGAGGATTTTTTATTCCATGCTCTATCCATGGTCTCATATGATTTTCATAAAACGAAACTCCAGCTTCCAGGATAAGTCCTTCAATTTCTTCATCTCTATGAAATGTATACAACCTTGTTTCAATATTATTTACTATTTCTGAAAAGTTAGGAGCATGTTCTATATTTTCTATAACTCTATTTAATTCGCATAAAATTTCACCAATAATTTTATCATCAATAAATCCAACGAAAATATCTGCCCTATTTATCCCTGTTACCAACATATAGTGCGCTACCTGAGCATAATATTGCTTAGGGACTATTTGTGATCCGCTTTCTCCCCATTCATCTTTATTAAAGCAAGAAGCTGTTTTTATTTCTACTATATTTTTTTCGTCAAAAAATTCTTCTTTTGAATATCCATTTGAAACTGCTATACCATCTAAGTTTGCGGACAAAAATTTGTATTGTTTATGATATTCTGTGTCTTGTCGAGAACAGAGATTCATATTTTCACTTTCATACTTTCTAATTAGAGAATCTTCTAAAAGATTTCCAATAACAACAGATTTATTTCTACTTAAATCAATCGTTTTTCCTTCCACCTTTTCTTCCCAAATATCATATGCAGTCTTATAGTTATTCTCTCCAATAATTGCTCCTATATCCGACCCACCTATCGTTAGCTTTCTCGACTCTATTTGTTCTGGTGTAAGCGTCATTTTTTTGACTCCATTTTTAAAAATCAGTATTTCTTTACAATTTGAATTATAGTCTATATAAAAAAATTGTATGTGAGACATATCATGTAAATTTTGTGAGCATTTTGCTTGCTTGTGAGCATTTGACGTATTTATTGCGGAGCTATTGACGTTAGTTTTTGTTGTACGTTTTAAAAGCATAATTATTGTGTTAAACGTTTCTCTTCTTACCGCGTTTAAGTTTTCCAAAATTTTAAGAGGAACGAATGAATACTTTTCAGATAGTGAGGCTAATAGGCGAGGCTCCAAAAGAGTTTTTGAATGGAATTGAAACTAGTTTGTTAACTAGGATGGCGTTTTTTGGAGATAAGGATGGGAAAAATATAAGGCCGGGAATAGAGGAGCTTGTTAGGCAGACTAAGTTTTGTAAGAGAAGCGTTGCTGCAGCGTTGAGAGACCTAGTTAAAAAGAATGTTATTGCCGATGTTTCTAAAAGGTGCTTGGGGTCTAACAAGGTTTCTTGCTATGAAATTAATGTTAGTCTTCTTTATGAAAAAAGATCTGTTTTGAAAGAATATTGTAAAAGTTTTAAAACTGAATCATCAAATAATTTTAATGAATCATCACCTTCTGCTGTGGCACCACATGCTCCAGCGGCTGTGGCACCACATGCACTAGCCATACCTGAAAATGAAATCGGCTGTGGCACCACATGCACTAGCGCTGTGGCACCACATGCTCCAGCGGCTGTGGCACCACATGCACCTCTACCTTATACACCACATTTAGAACCAATTAAGAACCAATCTATTGTCGAGTTTGATGCAAACCCGACTTTTGTTTTTTCTGAAAAAGAATCTCCAAAAATTTCGAAGAAAAAAAACTGGAAGATTGAAATTGACGAGGTCTTTGACTACTGGCGTAAAGTTATGAATCGTGAAAGGTCAAAGATTGATAAAAAAAGAACTGCAAAAATAATTTCAGCGCTCGAGCATGGGTTCACAGTTGATGAACTTAAAAGAGCCGTTGACGGAGCTAAAAGTTCTCCGTTTCACCGTGGGCAGAATGATAGGGGTGTAATTTATGATTCGATAGACCTCATATTTCGCAATCCTGAGAAGATAGAGACGTTTATTTGCATTTTAGGCACTCAGGCAAGCCCTAAAAATAAAAACGTCTCCACGGGCTTAAAATTAGGTTTTGTGGAAAGGCAAAAGTCTCAGGTCAACATGTTGAGAAAAATGGGCGATAAATATTTTCCTCACCTCTCGGATAACCCAAAAGTAGAAAATAATGTAACAAACTTACTAACTTCAAGGCAGGAGAATAAAGTAAATGAACAAAAGTGAGATATATGACAAAATTATTTGGATTTATAAAATTCCAGAGATTATTCTAGAAAATATTGTTTCGCGAGAAAAGCTAAAAAATTTTCCATCTCACGTAAAAGAAGGATTAGTTTTCAAAATATTGGAGACTTTAAGCCAGTATTTTTCAGTGGTTCCAGATTATTATTATGATAAAAATTCTGATAGCTATGAAAATATTGAAGATATGGATGGAATAAATGCCACATTGACTATTTGGCTTAGTGGGTTAAGTGATTTAAGCGTTTGCCAAATTATTGGAGGTTTGTTAGATATTTTGAATATGAAAACCGAGTATCAAAAATGGCCGCCAAAGTCCGTAATGCAATTCTACACTGTTTGCACAGCTTTTAAGCCAGCCTACCATGACGCTTTTGTTCCAAAAATTAATGAAAATAAAAAACAAAGGCAAATAGGTTTTGTCACAGATGACTCAGAGGAAAGTAAAGAAAAAAAGCATGTTCAAACAATGGTTTATACATGGAAAATATTAGGCTCTGATTACAAGAAAAAGCTAATATCCAGGATAGAAAAATTAAAAAATAAGGAAGTAAAAACAATTGCGGAAGATAATATTTACAAAGCTTCAAAAAGTCATTTAAATATAATTTTAAAGATGGAGGAAGAAAAAAGCTAGCATTTAAATCTTAGCAAAGTCTTGAGCTGCGGAGATTGACATTTGCAGCGTCAATTTAAAAAACTTAGGCTAAGACATAATTAAATGCTAGCTGGTCAATCGACCGAATCATGGCGGAGATTATATGTGTTTTAAATTGTTGTCAAGTAATTTTATTTTTGTTGACTTTTTGTACAATATTCTTTATTATATTTTTTTAACGGTAACTCGTTAATGAATTTTTTAAATTAATTGGTATTATGGAGCACTATTTATGCAACAAGAGAAAAAGTTCGAAGAAGTAAAGCCAGGTAAATATGAATTCTTTGTGAAGGGAGTTATTAGCACAGATAAGAACGGGTACGACCTTAAGACTCAGAAAGGAAATAGTTACAGTAATTTATCTATAATTGTTTTAGATGGTAATAAAACGCATTCTGTTTTTGAGCCTGTTTTTGGAAAAGAGAATCTAAAAGGAATTGTTTATGCGATAAATAACCCTGCTTTAACTTTTGTTTATGAGTCAGCTATAAAGAACAAAGAAAGTTTTGAGCTTGAAAATCTAATCGGTGAAAGCGGCATGTTATTGCTAGGAAGCCGCTCATACAATGATAAAATATATCCAAAGATTGAATGTTTCATTAAACCAAAATCAAATGAAGCAACATCATTGTTTCTAGCGCCAGAATTGGCAAGAGATTTAAAAGATGCAGGTTGCTTGC